ATCCCAGATGGGATTATGCCGCCGCCGCGCGTGTCCGCTAGTGCCAGTATGGCCCCTAGCCGTGCCCTCACCCTAGACGCCGTGTACCGGTGCGTGTCCGTAATCCAGACCGCCGCTAAACAACTCTCGCTAGACGCATGGCGCGACACGACTAGGCTAGAGGGCGACGCCTATCCGCGCCTACTGTCTGCGCCGTCTGCTGATGCTACGCAGGTGGACCTAATCGCCGATACCGTCGCGTCTCTGGCTTTGCGTGGTAATGCGTACTGGCTGATAGGGAGGTCTACCGACGGCCGGCCGGCGTCTATCCGAGTGCTAGACCCCCTGGAATGTGTACCGTCTCTGACCGCATATACTGGTGAGAGGTCTACGCGCTGGAATGGTAGAATCTATGACGCCTCACAGATACGGCACCTGCGATTAGTACGAGTTCCTGGCCAAGCGCTAGGGGTGGGTCCTATCCAAGCTTGCGCTAGCACACTGGTAGGTGCTAGTGACATGGCCGCATATGCCAGTCAGTGGACCGCCGGCGCAGGCGTGCCCACCGGTACACTAACGACAGAGCAGCCGATCACAGCCGAGCAGGCCGCCGAGGCTAAAAAACGCTGGAATGATAACGCTAGTCACGCAGGCGGCGTGGCCGTGCTAGGTGCTGGCATGAGATACACACCTATCGCCCTAAAGCCAAGCGAAGTACAATTTTTAGAATCAAGGGCTTTTGACGTGCTAGCAATTGGCAGAATGTTTGGGGTACCTGCGCACATGCTGCTAGCTAGCGTGGACGGGTCTAGCATGACCTATCAAAATGTCAACGATGCCGCAACTGACTTTATCCGCTGGACAGTCATGACATACCTACGTGAAATTGAGGATGCGTTGACTGCGATTCTCCCACGTGGGACTACAGCCCGTTTTAATCTTGACGCACTGCTGCGAGCAGACGCAAAAACACGCATGGATACACACGCGGTGGCTATCGCTGCTGGTATTTATGATGCAGCTACAGCCGCCGCTATCGAGGGCCTACCCACGCCGACGCAAAAGGAAACCACCAAATGAAAAACACCACTAGTCTTGAGTGGCGAGAATCTAAAATCGCACTGGCCAGCGACGATAGTCGAACGATTGAGGGCCTAGCAGTCCCCTACGAGCGCGAGACTAAGCTAGGATCTGGCTACTATGAGACTATCGCGCGTGACGCATACCAGCCAGACGGCGGCGTAGGGCATGTAAAGTTACTTTGGCGTCATGGTGAGGTGATTGGGGTTGGCACTGCCACGTCTGGCCCTGATGGCGTGACTATCCACGCACGGCTTAGCCAGACTAGCGCAGGTGACGACGCCTACCAGCTAGTAAAAGACTGTGCAGTAGATAGTCTTTCAATCGGTTTCATTCCGCTAGAGTATGAAGAGACCTGGGACGACGACGACAACCTACACGTAAGGCAAAAGCTGATTGATATCAAAGAAGTTTCACTGGTGCCCTGGCCGGCGTATGATGAAGCTAAGGTAACAAAAGTGCGAGAAAAGACCCAACGGGAGGAAACTAGCAAAATGGATAACGACACGCTACAAAACGAGTTACTGCGCTTGCGCATCTCAGTAAACGAGCTGCGCACTACGGTAGCAGCACCCCAGGCCGCGCCGTCTGTAGACCGGCGCAGCGCAGCCGAAATTGTAAAGGCACTGGTGGCAGGCGATAGCCAGACCCTAGAGGATGTGAACGCCGTCCAGGCCCGCGCCTGGTCTGGCACTACCAGCGCCGCCGATCCGGTAGCCACCGGTCCCCATTGGGTAGCCGATCTGACCCGCATCTATGACCAACCCGACGCGCTCAAGCCACTTTTTGCGGTAGGTGACCTACCTAGCGAGGGCATGCGAGTAGACCACACATACCTAAAGACCAATAGCGTCACTGTAAACAAACAGGCCAGCGAGGGCGACGACCTAACGCTAGGTAAAGTGGAGCTGCAAAGCGCTAGCACCCCAGTAGGTACCTACGGCGGCTATACGTCCCTAAGCAGGCAGACTATCGAACGCGCTAGTGTGAATATTCTGCAGCGACACCTTGAGGCTATGGCCGTGGCCGCCGGCGCCGCGTCACGTAAAGCGCTGGCCGCCGCCTGGAACAAGGGCCTGAAAGATCAGGAAAACGCAAGCTTAGTGTCTACCAAGGCAGCTAGCGCTCTGACCTGGGCTGATTTGTCTGCTTTGGTTGTAGACGCGGCGGCCTATTTTGCCAAGCAAAATCTGCCGTTAGACGGCCTGGTAGTAAATCAGCCGACTTTTAAAGCGCTTGCCGCGCTAACCGCTGGTGACCGGCCGCTGCTAGCTGTCGGCAATGACGGCTCAAACACCGCCGGCAACGTGAATTTAGTGGGTATCTCTGGTGACCTGGCAGGTCTAAAAATCGTGTGCGACCTAAATTCTGAGGCAACGAACGTCGCTACCGTACAAAAATGTGTAGGTGGTTTTTACACGCGCGACGCTATCCGCGTGTACGAAAGCCAGCTAGTACAGCTGCAGGCGACCCAGGTTATTAACCTAACGGATAACTACAGCATTTACCGCTATGCAGCATACGCAAATGAAATTCAAGGCGGTATCCTGCCGCTAAAGCTAGGCTAAACGCATCATGGATGAAACTGAGGAAGAATACGCGGCCGGCCTACCTAAGGAGCAGGGCGACAAGCTTTCTAGCGCCCTGGGGCGCTATGTGGGTGACGTGCCACTGACCGACTACCTGAAAGAGTGTGTCACCGTAGCCTGGCTATCTGTCATGCATTTTGTAGGGCCGGCCGTGGTTCCTCAGTTCATCCTAGATAGGGCAGTGCTAGAGGTAGCCGCCGAACTCTACCACCGTAAAAACGCACCAAACGGCATTAAAAGCTACGCCGACAGTTTCGACGGCGCTAGCGCTATCCGTGTGGCACGTGACGCACTGGTAGCAGCCCGGCCACTACTCACCCCATACATGCCCCTACCGGTAGCATAGGCGTAACATATGCGTGTAAATACTTTTACAGACGGGCCGATTACAAAAACGCGCCGCGAACTGTCAGACCTAATCAGGAAGTACGAGGACTATTTTACGGTCTATGACGGTATCCCAGGCAGCCTACACCCGCCATGCATGACGATTACCGAGGGGTCACCGCTACTAGAGGCCGATAGCCAGAGCTACACTACCGGCCGGGTGCATTTTGATATCACGCTAATTGCGCCGCCTACTGACAATGAATACGCAATTAGCCGCCTAGACGCAGCGGTAGATAGGGTGCTCAGTTATCTTTGGCAATATTTTATGGTGACAGTAGACGCCTACCAATCCGTAACCACAGCTGATAACCAGAGCTACCTAGCTTGCGTTATGCACGTGTCTACACCCGCTACTATTGAACTGGCTGAGGAACCCGAGCCAGAGCTACCGCCGGAATACATTCCGGGCTATGTTCCTCAACCCGACGACATGCTATAAAAACATCAAACAACACGAAAGGCAAATGAAATGGCCGTACCGGTACGTAAGCGCATCCTAGGCAAAAAGCTAGGTCTGGTGATTGACGGTAAAGACTTTTGGGCTGACATTGCTAAATGGGAGCTAAAAGCATCAAACAGCGATAAAGATATTGTCACTTTTGCCGACGCTCAAGGCGGTAATACGTCTAAATGGACGTTGAGCGGTGAGGCTATCCAATCCCTAGACACTGATTCTTTCTGGTCTAAGGTCTGGAATTCTGTAGGCAAGACTGTTGACTACATCGTAGCCCCCTATGGCAACAAAGCTGCGAGCGCTGACGCGCCCCATTTCACGGGTAAAGTAACGATCGGTTCCGCGCCGTCTATTAGCGGTGAAGCTGGTGACGAAAAGGGGTCCACGTTTAGTTTTGAGTGGGATTGTGAGGGCAAACCCACTATGAAAACTGCTGGTAGTACTCTAGGTGCTGGCAACATGGAAGAAGCGCTAGCATAATCTAGGGCTATCATGGCGCATGAAACATATGTAAAACGCATCTCTGTAGGTGACGGTACCTACACAGTAGATGGGGTGACCTACAAGATTGAGGGTGTAGACAGGTTACTAGAGGATGCATACAAGGCAGGCGTGGCCGCGCAAGACCTGCGAGACCTCACTTACTCCCTAGCATCCCCTATCGCGCGCCTAGCCAAAACACTAGTGCCTATCGGCCGGTCTAAAAATCTGTATAACAGCATCAGGGCATCTAAAGCACGCGCAAAAATTATGGTGCGTGCCAGCTCAAAGCGTGCACCATATGCAGGCGTAAATCACTGGGGCCACGACGGCGAAACCGGGCCGAAATGGCTAAGCCGTGCTGAGGAAACCCTACGGCCGCAAACATACGCAGGCCTAACCAACGGCATAACAGAACTACTAGAAAAGAACGGACTATAACAAAATGCTACCTACCAACATTGCAGAGCAATTCAAGGCCCCTCCGATCCCTGAAAACCCGGTAACGGTAAAGCAGCTCACTATTGGTGAAGTTGCGTATTTTGAGGATATCACCGGTGTGCGTATGGTGACCTTAGAGGATGAAGACATTAGCGCTAAAGTCATGGGCGCTATGGCGGGACTAGTCCTATACCGTACGGGTATGTATCCCACGCCGGACGACGCTCAGGAAGCGGCTAAGAAAATCCCACTAGGAGACATTGACAAATATATTTCTATGCGTGACGACTCCCCCGCGCCGGTGGAGCCGGGTTTAGGAGAGCCGTCGGCACCGGCGGCGTAGAAATCGGGCGGCTTTTAGCAGTTTTGGCGATCCGCGCGCATATCCCCCCATGGCAGGCGCGCGAGAATCTGACATTAAACGATGCTAACGCGATTGTACGAGCGTTAGAGGAGCAAGACGAAGCTTTAGAGGAGTGAAAGAGTATGGCCGGTAAAGTTGTTAAGGTAAGCGTCATTGCAGATACCAAACAGTTCTCAAAGGCGTTTAAAAACCTTAAAAACGCTACTGGCCTTGACTCTCTGGCGTCTAGCGCGCGGTCTGCTGCTAAAACTATGGTCAGTGTAGCGGCCGGCGCCGGCGCCGCTTTTGGTGCACTAGGTGTAAAAGCAACCCTAATGGCGGCCGACCTAGAGCAATCAACCGGCGCAGTAGAAGCAGTTTTTAAAACAGCGGCGCGTCAAATCAAGGGCTTTAGCGTCAAATCAGCTACAGCATTAGGTATCACACGAAACGAGTATCAAGAGCTAGCAACGGTGATCGGTAGCCAGCTAAAAAACGCGGGCACGCCTATAGATCAGCTTGCAGGCAAAACCAATAACCTAATTGCTACGGGCGCAGACCTGGCCGCTATGTACGGTGGAACCACTAAAGAAGCAGTAGAGGCGCTATCCAGTGCGCTAAAGGGAGAACGCGATCCAATCGAGCGCTACGGCGTAACACTAAAACAATCCGCAATCGATGCTAAAGCGGCGGCGCTTGGCTTTACCGACGTTTCTAGCGCACAGGCACAGGCAGCCGCTACCCTGGCCCTAATCAGTGAGCAGACCGCCGACGCGCACGGCGCCTTTGCACGCGAAACAAACACACTGTCACATCAACTACAGGTAGCAAAGGCTAAAGCGGGTGACCTAGCGGCGCAATTTGGTAGCTATCTACTCCCAGCGGCTACAAAAGCAGCAACGCTACTAAACAAGTATCTCTGGCCAGCCCTGGATAGCGTGGCCTCACAGTTCGCTACCGTAGCGCACAAAATAGCCATTTTCGCGCGGCGTGTGTATGACAGTATGAGGCCTGCCCTAACCGCCGCCGCTGGCTTGTTCCGTGAGCAAATCCTGCCAGCGTTACGTGAATTTATGCAATATATTGGGGAAAAAGCGCCGCCTGCCCTGGCCACATTCCGTAAATTTATTACGGATTGGGGGCCTGCCCTAACCGCCGCCGCGCTAGCTGCTACTGGGGTAGTCAAAGCTTTTCAAGCGTGGCAAACACTCACAACGACTATCGCAGCGGTCAAAGCGGCCGTAATAGCACTAAACACAGCCATGGCAGCCAATCCCGTAGTGCTGATTGTGGCCGCTATCGCGGCAGCTATAGCCGCGCTGGTGGCGGCGTTTGTGTACCTATACCAGCATAACGAGAGGTTCCGGGCTGCGGTGCAAGCGGCTTGGCAGCAAATCCAGGCCCTAATCAGTCAGTTTGTTACGTGGTTCCAGTCAACCGCGCTCCCTGCGCTGCAATCTATTTGGCAGGCAATCCAGACTGCCGCTAGCGCGGCCTGGGAGTTTATGCGGACGGCCTGGGAGACCATAGGCCAGCCAATAGCTAATATCATTATCCAGGTATTTCAGGGCCTAGCGCAGCATTGGGGTGAAATCTGGGAGGGTATTAAAGCGGTCTTATCCGGTGCGTGGACGTCTATAACCGGTACGATTCAGGGCGCCGTTAATATCATTACGGGTATTTTTAGGCTTTTTACTGCTGTTTTGCGTGGTGATTGGTCCGGTGCGTGGAACGCAATAAAGCAAATCTGCCAAGGTGCCTGGAACGCTATGCGCTCAATTATTAGCGGATCAATACAGGGGATTCAGGGCCTAATATCTGCTGGCGTGGGTGCTATCAAAGGTCTATGGTCTGGTGCTTGGAGCGCCGTAAAATCTACATGCGTGAGCGCATGGAATGGAATTAAGAACGCTATCACTAGTGGCATTAATAGTGCTGTTTCTACGATCCGCACCCTACCTAGTAGGGCAGTATCAGCGCTGGGCAGTCTAGGCAGCACCCTATATAATGCAGGCGCCAACCTGATTAATGGGTTCATCAGCGGTATCAAATCTAAAATTGGTTCCGTGGCCGGTACCCTACGCGGCCTAACAAGCAAGCTAACTAGCTGGAAGGGCCCCGAAGATGTAGACAAGCGCCTACTGGTACCGGCTGGTCAATATGTGATCGATGGATTTATTAGGGGACTAGAGAGCCGCTACCCTACCGTAAAAACATCACTAGCTGCGCTAACCGCGTCTATAGCTAATACGGACTTTGCCGCGCTAAATATCCCAACCCAGCTAAACGCGCTAGGTAGCAATTCTATAGGTGCTCAAACAGCGCCAAACATTATTATAAATGTGAACTGTCTGAACGCAGACTACGAAGCGGGCCGACAGGTGGCCGCCGCGCTGGAAAAATTTAACCTGCTAAACGGCGCTAGGGGTGTGGCTTACGCATGACTTTCTATACACAGACCAAACCCGCTGACCAGCTAAAACTAGAGGTGGTTGCAGCTGTTGTTACCGACGCTATGCGTTGGGATATCGACCGCTGGGACCGCGCACGCTGGGACCGCGAAGAGGTGCCCGCCGGCACACTCATTTTCGATGCTGGCATGTGGAGCCGCGAAAAATGGATACCCGAAACAGCCCTAACAAAGTGGCTAGATATCACTGGGCCGTGCACACATATAAGCGTCAAGAGAGGCGTAACAACTGCTAGCAGTATTATGTACGCTCAGACGGGCACGCTATCAGTAAAAGCTACCAGCGAGCTAGACCCGCGCGCTGCTGGCATACTCTACGGTGCCCAAATACGCCTAAAAAACACTAGGAATGGCCAACCCATATTCACAGGCTTTATCACAGACATAAAGGTAGAGCCGGGCAAAAAAGCATCAGATACCGCCGTGACTATAGAAGCGGCGGACACGGTGGCTAAAGTCGCTAGCATTACCCGCTATGGGGCGCGGCCGGATGGTGGCCGCCTAGAAAACTGGGAATCTAGGGTACGCCGACTAATGGGTAGCGCGCCGAATGTCGCCTACGAAATCCCTAGCACATCCTATGCGCTGGTATGTCCTACCGTCTGGGAGACGTCACTTGCCGCTCACCTAGACGCCGCTACCGCTACCGTAGGGGGCGCCTGGTACTGCGACAGACAAGGCACGCTCCAAATCTGCGCATACCCACCACAGCAATATAAAACTAACGTAGCGCTCACAGATAGCTACGAGAGCACAGGCAAAATAGATACCTGGCACTATACAGACGCTAAAGCCACGTGGCAGGCTGAAAATATTGTATCTAGGGTAGAGGCTACGGTACATGACGCGGCGCCTAACGACTCTGGCGAGTGGCGCGCCGCCGATTATGTGGCCGTGGCAGTAGAGCCTACTAGGGCTACCGCATGGGGTGGCAGCACACTAAAAATAGATACGCTGGCACCTAGCCGGTTTATAGCCGATGAAATGGCACAAACGATGCTCAAGGAAGCTTTAGACTATCCAACGGTATCGGCCGTTGCGTTCTGGCCGGTATCACAGCGTATAGACAACGATCAGAGACAAAACCGCATGAATACGGCCGGTTTGATCGATCCGCTAGACCTAGTAGAGGTAATCAGAGATGGGGACAAATCGCTAGCGCACATCACTAGCGTGTCACATGACATAACGCCTTATACTTGGAAAACAACACTAACACTACTGCCGAAAGAGGTCATAGGCTTTGAAAACCTTTTTACCGGGCCAAATAGCACGCGCTGAAGATGTAAACGGCAATTTTACCGAACTCCAAGCAGCACTAAACGCAGCTAAACAACAGTTAGACGCACTAAAAACCACGCCCTGGGAGACGCTTGCGCTAGGGCCTGGCTGGAATATTGTGCAGGGCAGGGCGCCTAAAATCAGGCTGCAAGGCGGCCTGGTGTGCGTACAGGGAACGATTCAGCGCGGCGCAGGCGGCGACAGGTCCAAAATCTTACAAATTCCGCCCCAGTATTTGCAGGCGACGGGCTGGAATCAATGGCTAGGGGCCGGCGTAGCTGTAAGCGGTGGTACCGTCACGCCGCTAGAATTTTACGCGAACGGTACTACCCGCTGGCTTAGCGTAGATGGCTATAATGGCATGGATAGCGCGGCCGGCTGGTACCTACCGCTATGCCTAACATATGCTATCGACTCATAACCAAACATAACGAAAGGAAACTAAAGTGATCCGGGAAGAAGTCCCTAGTCCTAACTATGATGTAGGGCGCCCTGCAGGTATCAACGCCATTACTATTCACCATTGGGGCGCCGATGGTCAGAATCACGACGCCGTGGTTAACCACCTATGTAACCCAGCATCATATGTAAGTGCGCACTATGTAGTATCAGGTGATCACATTACCCAGCTAGTAGACGAAGAGAACCGGGCCTGGCATAGCTACGGCGACAATGCCGGCACTATCGGCATTGAATGCCGTCCCGAAATGGACCCAGAGGATTTCGCTACTGTGGCCACGCTGATTAGCGAGATTAGGAGCCGGTGGGGTGACCTGCCGCTACGTGGCCATTGCGACACTTTTGCTACTGCCTGCCCTGGCCGCTGGTACGATCAGCTAGACCAACTGTCAGCTACCGCCGATAAAATCGCTGCTGACACATCCTGGAATCCAGGCGAGGATATCCCCCTACTACCCGCCGCCGCGATTGGCGGCACTGACCCCAGCACCGGCAATCTATATACAGACGGCGTAGCCGGCTCCGATACTATCGGCCGGGTACAGCTGTTGCTTGGCACGCCGGTAGATGGCTGGATTACCGGCCAAGACGCGTACTGGCAGGATAGGCACAGCGCTATCACGGCTATCAGCTATGACGGCGGATCAGGTAGCGCTATGGTGGCCGCGCTGCAGCGCCGTTTGGGCGTGCAAGC